ATGATTATCGATTCACATGCAATGCTCAACAGTGGGATGAGGCCGAAAAAATTTGCTTCGCCCTAGAGGGGCCGATGATTTCACAGGGTATCGTTAAGGCGAATAGAGGAGGCTGAGCTGTGCGTATTGTCATCAGCAGCGGACACGGCAAATACATTCGTGGCGCGTCCGGTTCCCCGGTGCCGCCGCAACTGGACGAGGTCGATGAGGCCAGGAAGGTCGTTGACAAGGTTGCTGAGTTCTGGCGCGGCAGCGGTGTGGAAGTGACGACATTTCACGACAACACTTCGCACGATCAGAACACCAACCTCAACACTATCGTCAATTATCATAACAGTCATATGCAGCCGCACGATTTGGACGTCTCGATTCATTTCAATGCGTATGACGGTTCGGCGCACGGCGTGGAATGTTTGTATGTGACGCAGCAGTCTCTGGCCAAGAAGGTATCGGATGCAGTGGCAGCGGTGGGCTTCACCAATCGCGGGCCGAAGAAGCGCACGGATCTGTTCTTCCTGAACAACACCGAGGAGCCCGCGATTCTCGTTGAGGTTTGTTTTTGTGATCACACCGGCGATTCGAACACCTATCGCGCCAACTTCGATACCGTGTGCTGGGCCATTGCGCAGGCGATATCCGGCAAGCCGATTACTGCACCGCCTGCTCAGCCACCGGTTGGGCCACCGGAGCGTCCGCCAATTGAACCGCCGAGCAGGCCGCCGACGGAGCCGCCATCATCAGGCGCAAAGCCGGTGCTCGGCGAGGGCGATGAGGGTGTCTATGTGGTAGAGCTGCAGGGCGATCTCAACCGCGAGCTGGAAGGTTGCAGCCTCGAGGAGGACGGCGACTTTGGTAACATGACCGATGAGGCAGTGCGTGACTATCAGCGCTCTCGGGCTCTCACAGTAGACGGCATTGTTGGTGAGCAGACGTGGGCTGCGCTCGATACGCATAAGCCGCCCTACACGCCGCCCGGATTACCGGAACCGCTCACCGCGCAGCAGCAGGAGGACATCGCACAGATAGCGATCAGTTCCAGGATTGCGGATTACGATTGGGATGATCGCGGGCGCGCGCCGGATGGGTACGTGAAAGGTTTCGCGCTAGCCTGGGCCAATACCTACCGGCAGTTGATGATGGGCTACATGCCCGCGGTCGAGATGGCCAAAGCCAATACCGGCAACAGCGAGAAGGACGTCCTGCAATGGTACTACACGCAGTATCGTGATGCTGGAATGGATAACACGAAAGATGGTCCAGATACGCTGCGGCACCTGTGGGCTCTGCTGATGGGACTGGGGATGCGCGAGTCATCTGGTCGACATTGCGAAGGCCGTGATCAGAGTGCTGACAACGTTTCGAGCGACACGGCCGAGGCCGGGCTGTTTCAAACGTCCTACAACGCGCACACATGTTCGGATAATTTCGATGTGCTGTTCGACACGTTCGGATCCGGTGAGGACAGCGACAATCCACAGAGCTTCCTCGATTTCTTCGCGCAGGAAGTCTCGTGCTCGAGCAGCAGTTGGCAGAACTACGGTACCGGCAACGGTGCTGAATTTCAGCGCATGTGCAAAAGTATTCCAGCGTTTGCTTGTGAGACGTGCGCTATCGTGCTGCGCAAGCTGCGTCAGCACTATGGGCCAATCGCGAGGGAAGAAGCTGAGCTAAAAACTGAAGCTGATGATATGCTTCTCGAAGTCCAGCGCTATGTTGACCGAATGGAAGGGGGCGAGGTGTGACGTCGCTTGGCCCATCTGCGCCGCGCAGCAACACGCATCCGCTGCGCACTATAGCACAGGGGGGCCGCGCATGGGTGGAATTATGGGAGTGAAAAGGTGCGGAACGTGCTATTTTGCTGAGGTGATCGGCCAGGATATCACCAAGCGGCTATGCTACGGCGCTCCACCGAGCGCAATCCAGATCCCTGCTCCTACCGGCAAGATGACGCTGCAGATGGCGCGGCCGGTGGTGAGCGTGTCAGACCGTGCCTGTTCGCTTTATCAGGACAACAGGGGCCTGCAGCGCGATGATGATGTGGCCGAAGGCCTGCATGAGACGAAGCAGTGAGGTGACGCCGTGAGCCGCTTCGCCAACATGATGGATACGCTGCAGAACCTGGTAACCGGGCTTGGTCTGCAAGGCGTCGATTCATCCACTGCAGCGCAATACATCCTGGAGCTGCTCGACCGCGCAACCCTGGAGAACATGTACCGCGGCGATTGGCTATCGCGGAAGATCATCGATCAGCCTGCCGATGACCTGACGCGCGAGTGGCGCGCATGGCAGGCCAGCCAGCAGCAGATCGAGGCGCTCGAGCTGCTCGAGAAAGAGATGGATCTGCAGCGCAAGGTCAAGCAGTGGATCATCAAGGCCAGGTTGTATGGCGGTTCCGCTCTGATCGTCGGTGCTGACGACGGCATGGATGCTAGCCAGCCGCTCGATCTGAAGAAATGCGGCAGGGACTCTCTCAAATACGTGGTGGTGCTGCATCGCTGGGAGCTGAATGCAGGCCCCCGCATCTACAACGTGAACGACCCGTACTACACGCGCCCGGCCTACTACACGGTGGCAACGCCGATGTTCGGGTTCATGGGTGAGCCCGGAGTGACGACGCCACAGCTTGGCGTAATGCCAGAGCAAGTGCCGGGCGCAGTCAAGAAACCGGGGTTCTTTGGCAACATCGTTCCATTCAGGAACAAGAGCGCTGCCGAACTGCGCAATTACAGTACGGTGCCCACCAACATGGGCATGTCGCAGATCCACCCGAGCCGCGTGCTAGAGCTTCCCGGAAACGAGCTGCCGGACTGGCGACTTGCGCCAATGGGCGGTGGCTGGGGCGATAGCGTGCTGCAGACCGTTGTCGATGCGATGAAGAGCTACACGACGACGTACCAGTCGATCTCGGCGATGGTGAACGACGGCAAGCTAGACATCATAAAAATTCCAGAGATGTCGCTGAAGATCAAAAATGCTGACTACAGAGCCAAGCTGATTGAGAGATTCACAACGTCGGTACAGATCAAGAGCGTGCTCAGTGCTCTGCTGTTGGACAAGGATGAGGAGTGGGATCGCGTCAGCACGAACTACGGCGGACTGCCGATGATCATGCACGAGTTCACTACTCTCATCAGCGGAGCCGCCGAAATTCCAGTAAGCATATTGTTTGGACAGGCGTATGGCCGCGGGATGCAGGGTGGCAGCACTGGTGGTGGCTTGGGGGATGCGCGGACGTATTACGACAATTGCAGAACAAAACAAAAGAATGACATTGCGCCACGCTTGGGCATGCTCGATCAGCTGCTGATGCGCAGTGCGCTGGGCCGAGCTGATCCAAACATTCATTACGAGTGGAAGCCGCTCTGGCAGATGGACGATGACGAGAAGTCGAAGATCGGGCTAGCGAAGGCGCAGTCTACGCAGATCTACGCGACGATCGGCATCATTAATGAGGACGCGTTCCGCGAGGGTGTGGTCAACCAGCTGATCGAGGATGGCACCTATCCCGGGCTCGATGATGCGATTGAGGAGTATGGCAGCGAGCCTGAGGAGCCAGAAGATACCGGCGGGTACGTGCCTGGGCAGCCTGGGGGACAACCGGGCGGCGGTGCGGCTCCTCCCCCCAAGACCGCGAAGCCAGCGGTGGGTGCAAAGCTGGGGGACTACGACCCAGACGAACCGCGCGATCCGCAAGGTAAGTGGACTGCCGGTGGTGGTGGCGGCGGAGCAGAGGGCGCACATCCAGGCAAGGGTTATTCCAAGCAAGCCAAGCTGGTGAACGGCGTCATCCAGACCAGCAACGTCAACGACGCCGTGCGCGCGTTGTATGAGGGACGCAAGGTCAAGCTGAACCAACCGGATCAGGTATCGACACTACTGGGTAAGCTGGCAGATGTTGCCAAGGAAATGGAGAAGCTCGGAGCCAAGGCGCACAACTTCAATCTATGTGACGTCAGCTTAGCGGGTTCGAACCTGTTCTGTGCGGAGAGCAAAGGCATTCCGCGTGTGAAGATGCCGCAGATGACGAAACAGCAGACGAAGGATTTTATACCATGGCTCGAGAAGCAAGGTGTCAAGTTTACTAACGCCGATGAATATGCTGATCACTTGCGCGCAACACAGGACGAGCTGAAGGGTGCGCAGGTTGGCGGCATGATGCGGTCCATGCGCGCAGGCACGATGCCAGCTGATCGCATTATTGTGTCGGAAGATAATTACGTACTGGATGGCCATCATCGTTGGGCAGCTACTGTTGGC